AGTGAGAATTAAAGGATAATAGGGAAATCAAATTCCAAGAACAGTCCAGTTGGTGCCGTTATACCAAACTAGGGCAGCGGCGGCGCCTCCGCCAGCGACAACACTGCCGATAACGGGAGCGGTCGCATCAGTCACACGGGCAATCATTCCGACTAATGGTGACGATGGAAGTGTTGCCACGGTTAGAGCCGTTGCTACTTGCAGGGAGCCAACTGTATCCGCTACGAGCCGGTTTGTTCCGTCTGTTTGTAATGCCATGGCGCGGGCAGTGCCGCCGCCGGAGCCCTTCTCGGTACCGACGCGGAAGACGTTGCTGGACCACTCAAGTTTTCCGCGTTCGTAATTAGTACCGCTAGTGTATGTGTTGTAAACTCTGTAAGCATTTGGACTTGCGCCATTGCGTTGGTCTAACGCATAGGACGAGTCCGACCAGATAAACGTGAAACCCGACGCGCTGGCGCTAACCGGGTTTCCATTCGCCCAGCCGATTGCGCCGCTAAACATGGCGCAGTAGTTATCAGTGCTATTGACAATAAATCTGTTGTTTAGCACTGCCCAGTTGTAGATGTTGGAAAAAGTTGCGCCGTTGATTGTTAGTATTGCTTCGGTCGCCCCTGTGCCGTTGCTGATGATGGCTTTACTGGATCCGTTGACTCGTAGATCCAGCAGGTTTCCGCCAAACCCGGCTGGCGCGTTGATGCCCAGGCCGGTGCCACTGGTGCTCCAGCCGGTGCTCGCCGTGCCTGCGGGCTCAATCAAAAAATGCGGCTTCGTCGTCGTCGCCGTGCCACCCGTGAACCACGTTCCGGTTAGAGATAGGGGGGGAGTGGAGGCAGCGGCGTTGGTCGGGAATAAAATAGGTCGCAATGTGCCCCCACCAGAGCCGACCTCGGTGCCAATCTCCAGGGAGTTAGAGTTCCAACGAAAAAACCCTCTTTCATAATTTCCGGTAGCGCTTACATCAGTGCCAGTGAGAGTGTTGTAGAGGCGGAAGGCTTGGGCGTTGGTGCCGTTGCGTTGAGCGAGGGTGCCGGCGGCATCGCGGTATAAAACAAGGTCTTTGCGGTCCGCGCCATCACTAGCTAGTGCTGAGTTGGACCATGAATATCCGCCTGTATCGCGGACTTGCAATAGAGACCCCGATGGCAAAAATGTGCAAGTTGGTTGATTAGTCTGCCAAATAGATATGACGGGATTTCCGCCGGCATTCATCGCGCAGATGCCATACCTGTTACCATCATCGGGCGTTGTTGCGTTAAACCAGACGCCACGCCTATTCCCCGTAGTATCAGAGTACAACCCTCGAATTACAAGGGCCCCATTGGCAGCGAAGAATGATTGACTCGTCCCATTTACCTGCAAATCCAGCAGGTTCCCAGTAAACCCACTCGGCGCATTGACGCCGAAGCCCGTACCGCTGGTGCTCCAAGCCGTCGAAGTCGTCCCCGCCGGCTCAATCAAAACCTGGGGTTTTGTGGTTGTTGAGGTGCCCCCGGTAAACCATGTCCCACTAAATAGCTTAGCTGGAGATGATGCCGTAGAGTTGTAAGAGTTAATGAAGCGCCCAGAAGTAGTGAGAATACTTCCATCATATGTCAGCGTACTCGCCCCGGCATTTGCTCCGGAGTTATTCCACAAAAGCTGCCCACTACTACCAGCCACAAGGGCGACGGTTCCCGTCGCATCGGGGAGAGAAATGACGCGATTGGCAGTTGCGGTGATTGTTTGAAGAGTAGTTGTGAAGCTACCGCCGTCATTTAAATTAATATCCCCCTTGGTGGAAAGAGTATTAGTAGACTTATTGTAGGTCAGGTCCGGGTCTCCACCCAGTGCCCCGCCGTCATTAAATTGAATTTGCGTGTCTGAACCTCCTGGTGGAGATCCGGCGCTAGCCCAGGTACCATCAGCTCTTAGGAAATTAGTTGTTCCTCCGCCAGATGCGGGTGCTAAACCTGCGCTAGAGCTGCTTACTAGGGGCAAAACTGCGTCAGACCCGGTTGAACTGCGTACTTCCCTAGTGGAGGCATCGTATGTGATGTCAGTACCTACATTGACTTGGGCTCCACTTTCAATCCCGTCAAGCTTAGTTTTAGCGCTGCTTGCGGCCCACCACGCTGCGATAGCTTGGAACACCCGCTGCGCCGTGAAGGCTCGTCGTGCCGTGGCGGTACCAGTCTCAGCTTCAGCCTGACCGATAGTTTCGGCGGTCCACTCGCGGGCATCACTCAACCGGGAGTCGCTGGTCTGGACATAGCTTCCCAGGGTTGCTGGCTGCACCGCTGTGTCGGCCTTTGCCCCTTGAGAAGCTGTAGCGTAAGACGAAGATTCTGTAAAAGCTGCAGAGCCTAAGGAAGGTTTATTTAGGATTTGGGCACTACCGCTAGATGCGTTCCAGTCTGCGTTTACATTGGCTTCAGCACCCGACTCAATACCGTCAAGTTTGGCTTTGTCTCCAGAAGACAGTAAACCGGGAAGGCTATCTGTCGCCAATGGTAGTGTCACCCCATCTCCTGAAGAGATAGAAAGGGCTCTGCTTGACTGAGAATAGGAGAGATCTGCGCTTACTAGCCTATCCTCAATAGCAACCTCAATCTTATCTAAATTAGTATCATAATCCTCTGCTGTCAGAGGTAGACCTTTCTCTAATCTCCTGGTCAGATCTAAACTCATTGGAAAACACCTTCTGCAAAAACTCCTGGAGAAAATACCTGTGTCAACGGGAAGGTATCAATAATCACCCCGTCAAAAAGTTCGTCCTCAATCCACTGGTGCCATCCCCACCTGTCCTCATTAAAGACATTATGCGGGACCTGTGGCTTAGAATCCGCGATAGATGCCCTGTAGTTTCTCCAAGGCCCCGGATTTACCCTATTAGCCGTAAATAGGTATTCCGGGCTTGACAGTATCCTTTTAGTTAGTACGGAGGCTTGAGTCTGGCGGTATCTGTAGTCCGAAGAAGTTCGGGCCTTTTGCCAATCTTCAAACGGGCTAGTCTCCTCAGGCATTACCATGTGCTCCTACTATTCCTATCAACATCAAACTGGCGAAAAAGCGTTTAAGGCACGATATAGCTATTTAGTCTATGGCACTTTCCGGAAAATCACTTAGGCAGATTGAGTCCCTTACAGAGGCCCCCCTCGACTTCGACTTCGGGGAGCCCGAAGTAATTGCAGTAGAGATCGCACCAGGTAAGTTTCTGTCTCTACACGAGCCGTCCGCAGAAAATCTCATCGAAATCGACAAAATCTCTGAGGACAAAGAACTCAATGAGATTGACGCAACTCTGAAAACCATCTGTATCTTGCACAAGCCCGACGAAGGCGGAAGAAAACTCACCCTTAAAGACGCTAGGAAACTCCGTGCGAAGCAGATCAAGGCCCTAGGTGCTGCTATTAGCACGTTGCTGGGCAACGACCCTGAAACAAAGAAAGAAGATCCGGACTCGGAGGACAACAGCACCAAAAGTAACGACGAGGATTAATCACAACTATACTATTAGTTGTGTGGACGAGTCTGGAAGGTCGGTATCCTTCCGGGATATTACCGGGAAAGACCTGGAGATGCTTGACCTGGTGATGAGAGAGTCAGGGGAAAATGTCCGGTCCGGGCACGTTCTGGACATTTTAACATCACTTTGCACCAACAAAGGGGCTGATTTCGGCAAACTACCCCCCAGAGTTGTCCGGGCCCTATACACAGAATTAACCACCCACATCCTTAAAAACTATATCCCTAAGGAGAATTGGCTAAGGCAATGCTACTCAATTCAGAACGGCTCATTTCAAAACCTGGAGTCTATGGAGGCGGTGCCCATGTCAAAATTCGTGGCGATGTGCCAAATACACCAGGAAGCAATTGACCAAATCAACAATCCCCACAGTTCAGAAGTTCAGCAAGGAGGCAACTCCTGAGGAGTTGCTTCAGCTAATGGTAATACTTTGTAGTATCTCTACGGGCCAAAATGTAGTCGAATTGAATAGGTTTGTTGTGGCAGCTTCTAGGCTCATAGGGCCAGAAGATTTTAATCACCTTTTGCGCCGTACAGTAAAGATGATGGGGGACAGCAAATGTGGGGATATTCTGTGCTCTGATTGGCTTATGACAAAACTCTTCGATCTGTACAATACCTTGGGTTCGTAAAACCGAACTTCTGGAGTTGAAAGCTGTACGAGAGGTCTGTACATTTATGGAGAGCAACCTTGGCTAATCAAGTCACCATTAATGCCTCAGCCATTAATCGCCCTGGCGTTTTTGTAGCGCAATCGATTAGTGGCGGGCTCCCACAGCCTATCGCAAGCCACGCAGTTGGATATTTGTTCGGTACGACTCCGGCCGACGAATACTACGAGGGCGATGCGGAAGGCATCTATTCGTCCTATTTGCCGTACAAACTGACCCAAGTCGGTTCGGCTCAAGACTTTCTAAATCGGATCGGGGGCACATTGCCTGTGGGCAGCACTGGCGCCCTGACTACCTACGATTCGGTCAAAGCATTTTTTGATAATGTAGGAGTTAACGGCATTCTTTACTTCGGCCGTGTCACTCCGACTCCTGAGACTGTTATTAACCTCGCAGCCAGTGGTGCTGGCTCAGGCTATAACGCTTTCGCTATCAAGATCAATGGTCGTTACTACGGCACACCGATCAATGTCCCCGACCAAGATGGAGACGAGATCCGTGTTATCACGACCACTGCCATTGATGCAGTTGATAATGCCCGCGATCTCTACAACTATCTATCGGGTCTAGACTCTGACGGCTTCTCTGACTTCTTCTCCGTGGAACAGACCGCCACGGAAGCGACTCAGGGCAAGTTCCGTATTTTCTCCCGGGACAGTTCTATTCTCCCGGAAATCGATAGATTTGTTGCATATCAGTTCAGCGATACAACCTTCGTATCCCCTCTGGATCTGAATACCGCATCTATTGTTCAGCTTTTCACTTCTGTTAAGGAGATTAATTTCCGTTGTAACTCCCGCAACGTTACAACCGGCGAAAAGATCCTTTATGTGGACGGGTCAAGTCTGAGCCTGTTTATTAAAGCGGCCAATACCGCATCGGCTGGTACTTATGACCCGACTACTGACCAATCTGACATCCTAAAGGATTACTTGATCGACCAGAAACTTTACTCCTCTGCAGGTGTTATTCCTGACGACAAGATTGTCGCGGTGAGCAAGGACTTTAGCTCTGGAGCCGGTAGTGGTGATAAGTGGGCCGATGCCGATGCGGCTTACTGGGAGTATGCCAACAGCACTGGTACTTTTTCTAAGCTTGTTTCAGGCCCTAATGCTGTTGTTCCTACCGGCACTGTTAGCGCCGATGGCATGACCCGCACTGGCTATCTACCCGACTCTGTCCAGGTATTTTATGTAAGTGTTGCAGGCGAAAATCGTGCCATTATTGTAAATGGTGCTACTCCCGATGAGCTGGCTGAGGGTCTAAGAGATGAGATTGAAGCGATTCTGTCTGAAAAGGATCTAGCCCAATACTACACTGTAGAGGCCGTGCCAACCGGCTCAAACTACTCCGGTACTAGCTACGTCCCCAACAACGGTTACAAGTCAGTCTCCAATCTTCTTAGCGATACTGGTTCACCGTTTATCCGGCCGGACCTGGGCGATGTTGCCCTGACTGGCACTGTTGCGATCAGTGGTGGCACCGTCACTGGTACCAATACCAAGTTCCTTGAGGAAGTTGGTGTGGGCGATGTGATTGTTGTGAACGGGACCCGGTTTACTGTAACTGCTAGGACCACTAACACTGCAGCTACCGTAACCCCCAACAACGTAACTGTTACGGCTGGTTCTACGGCATTTCTCGACAAGTCCCTGGCAAATGGTTTCGGCTCATACGAGTATGTGCTACGGGTACGGATTACCTCTAAGAATGGCCTAGTGAGCCCTGTCTTGACTGGTACCAATCGCAACGGCCTTCTTGACGACAATGTGGTCAAGCTCACTTCCTCCTTGGAGCAAGCCGGCTACAGCCAATACAAACTCACCTCTTCTGCAAAAGCTCAGGACTTTGTCTATGCTATTGAGAAGGGCATGAATGACGAGTACTATGCGCCGGGCTTCCTAATGGCTCCCGAGGCTTATAGCGAGTTGGCCTACAGTGCCGGTTCGGATTTAGCCAGTGCGTCTGAGGCTCGATCTGAGCGTCTTAAGGTGACTCAAGCCCTGGTCGCTGCGGCTGAGGGTAGATTTGGTCAGACCGAGGGTATCAGCAACACTCAGCACGTTGCCCTAGTCGACTGTGGTGGGGATGTTGTTAATCTATCCCAGGCTCAAGAGGAGCTATCACTGATCAAGCGAACTGTCGGGGTATTTTTCGGTAATGCGGCTTTCTTTGCTCCCTACCTCAAAAATTCAGACGACCGCTTCGTTCCCCCCAGCCCCTTTGTCGCCGGTATTGCGTGTGGACGTTACATCAATGAGGGCTTCCAGCAGCCTCCGGCTGGTTCCCGCTATCCGCTCCGTGGAGCTACTGGTCTCCGCTTCAACATCACCGCTCAGCAACAAGAAGTAACCTACGCCCTCGGCTTGAACCCTATCCGCTCCCTACCCAATCGTGGGATCGTGGTTTGGGGTTCACGGACCCTGTCTAGTTCCCCTCTCTTCCGATTTGTCAACACCCGCGTCATTCTGAACGTCCTCCTGGATGTAATGAACCGCAGCTTTGATGACATTCTGTTCGAAGGTATCGATAGCTCCAATACGGTTTATAGCCGAGTTAAAGCAATCGCTTCTCAAGTTCTAAACCAATTCTATCGTCAAGGTGCTCTGTATGGTAACCGTCCTGAGCAGGCGTATCTGGCTAAGTGTGACGACGACAACAACGACCCCACTCTGCTTGAGCAGGGCACGGTTCGCCTCGATGTGTATGTGGCTACGAGCCCAACCCTAGAGCGTCTCGCCATTACTATTGCCCGTACTCCACTGGGACAAGTCTCCCTCCTCAGTGACTCCTTTAGCCGCAACGAGGAGAGATTTAGTTCCTTCCTTAGTGCTACTAACCTGGTGAACTGATAGAAATGGCAAGACGATTCCGGCAACCCGCTCCTGAAATCATCTTGAATGGCGACGGGCCTCTCACTGAGGCCCAGCCTAAACGTGCTGTATACATCGAGATGTTCAAGGCTGGCCCGCAAATCAGCTCTGCGGGCCAAAAGATGGTTTTTAGCGAGGAGGATCTGGATCAGGTCGTCAATAGCTATAACCCCCGCAAGCACGAAGCGCCCCTCATCATCGGGCATGAACAAGATGATAGTACGCCTGCACTAGGTTGGGTTAGAGAAGTCTGGCGCAAAGGCAAGTCTCTTTGGGGAAAAGTTGAGCTGACCCCTAAAGCAGAGCGTCTCATCAGGGACGGCGTATTCAAGAAGGTAAGTAGCTCTTTCTACCTACCCGATGCGGACACAAATCCAGTGCCGGGCAATTTGCACCTGCGCCATCTTGGACTCGTGTCCATTCCTGCGGTGAAAGGCCTAACAGCCTTTTCCGAGCTTATTCCCGAAGGATCGATCACAATCACTCCTAGGGAGTCTTCCATTTCATTCCAAGAACTACCTACTATGGCAAAAAAACAAACCGAAGCCTCCCCAAAGGTCGTAGATCACGCTGACGGGAAGGGTATGACTATTAATGTCAATATTAATGGTCTTAAGACTGAGACTGAGCCCACCACTGTTGAAGATACGGGCTATGAAACACAAAGTACTGGTCCCGCCGCTCCCTATAGTATGCAGTATGGGGATGATATGACCGGTGCCCCTATTCCTGGCGAAGCTGATCCTTCTCTGCAGCGCATGGATATGGTTGAGGGGCCAGACGGCAAGGAAATGGGCAATGAAAACGACGGGGAGGGTGATCCTATTCCTCCGGATGGTGCTGGCCCCGATGGCACGGAGGGTGAGCAGGAGGATGAAGGCTCCGATATGGACGTGGATGATGTATCTGGCGATGATGATGAGGCGGTTGCTTCCGATCTCGCCTCCAAATACACTGAAGAGCAGCTCATTATGGCCCTATACCAGCTCGCCAACTCAGGTCAATCTGAGGACATGGGTGAGGGTTATATGGGCTATGGCGAATCGGGATCAGAGGAATCTACTCCCTCATTCTCCGAGCCTGACCCTCTGGCTGAGAAGGTTGCCCAACTAGAAGAGGAGCTGGCTGCCCAGAAACGCCTGATGCGCCAAAAAGAAATTAGTGACTTCTGTGAGAAGCTTTACGACGAAGGTAAGCTCACTGAGGCAGTTGTTCCTAGCGGCGACCTGGTCCGGTTCATGGAGACCCTTAACGCTAAGAATACTGTGAACTTTAGTGAGTCAGGCAAGTCCTCTCAATTCGACTTTATGAAGGGAGTCCTAGAAAATCTCCCCGCTATGGTCACCTTTAGTGAAGTTGCTACCCCGGCTTCCGCTCCCAAGAAGCCTAAGGCACCCCGCCCCAACGCCGATGGGTATGTGTTCGATGAGCGCAATGCGGAAATTCACGCTAAAGCCGTGGAGTATTCCGAAGCTAATGGTGTCGACTACATGTCGGCTCTGAGGCTTGTCATTTCTGACGCTGAATAGTTGAAAGCTTTACAGCTTGACGTGTAACAAGAGGGGAGGTTCTGCCTCCCCTCGCAGATAGCAAGACTATCTGTTCCGGTTACATGTAACTGTCTAAGCTTTTTTTGACATTTTCCCCTACGGAGATTTGAATACATGGCGAAAGATCCTCGCTACATGTCGTTCGATCACCAGTATGTCGAGACTGTAACTGTCACTGACGCTACTGCTCTCGCCAATGGAATCGAACCGGCGGTGGCTATGCCGCTGGCGTAAGCATCTATAAAGTTTATGGTCAAGGTGAACTGACTGACAAGGGCTACAGTGTAGTTGAGTCAGACATGACTGCCCTAACGGGTACCCTGGCTATCTCTACTTCTGGTGTTGTAACTGGTACCGGTACTAACTTCGATCCTCAGCTAAATGTTGGCGATACGATCAAGATCGGTGCTCAGCTTTTCCGTGTCATGACCCGGACTAGTGACACCGCCGCAACTGTTCTCCCCGCTCCCGCTCAGGCTATCAGTGGCGCTACCGCGTACATTTGGCCTGGCACTTATGACGGTGAGAGCAACCCTTCCACTACCCCTCGCAAGCCTGGCGTATTCCCCTACCAAGGTCTACTGAGCGTAGTTACCTCTGGTGTTGCGGTTCTTGAAGTGGATAGCGGTTCGACTTTTGCTGTCGATGACGCTGTTTATGCCGGTACTACCGGTCTTGGTACCAGTACTGCAGGTTCTGGTTTGGTTCTTGGTCGTGCTCTGGACGCGATCACCATTGCTGGCGCTGGTCAGTACATTCGCGTGAAGCTCGGTAACGAGTCTGGCGCCTGATTATAGGAGAGTAACTTACTATGTTGAATCTAGATCAAGTGCGTGGTTGATCGCGCCTTGATGTAAAATAATAAAATCGGGTGAATTGCTGGAAACCTAACCCAAAAATATTTGGCAAGGCAATCAGCAGCGAAGATCGGGAGGGCTAAGGTTCCCGATAACGTCCAGAGACTAGATAGTGAGTCCCAACAATAACCTGTCCACGAGCGCCCGACACGACTTAGTCGTGATGATATAGTCCGATACTCCAGGGCTACGGCCCGCGAACCTCGAAAATTGAATAGAAACTCAACAATCGAGTTCGCACGAAAGTTGGAGAGCTAGGTGTATTAAAAGACCTAGTGAAACACTTTGGTGATCGATCCGATCCTCACGCAAATCGCACAAGGTTAAATAGTAGCCGTACCACAAAGTAATTTGTGGTATAATAAGGGGGTGAATTGCTGGAAAGCCTAAATCGAATGGTATTCGACATGGTAATCAGCAGCCAAGCTTCTCCGGGGACGGAGAAGAAGGTTCAGAGACTAGAAGCCGAGTCCAGAACGGACAGTAATGCTTCCACGAGCGCCCTCCAGCCCTAGAGGCTGAAGATATAGTCCGAGCTTGCATGAAAGTGCAAGAAGCAAAAGTTAAATGCTTTCGCGATAACAAACTGTACAAAAATGCTGAGGGTGTTGCTACCTTCTTCGCCCCGGCCGTTTCTATGAACGTTCGGGCAGGTAGAACACTCGTATTCGGTTAATTCCTAGCCGCTCCACAGAGAAATCTGTGGTAGCATAACAGGGTGAATTTTTGGAAACCCTTCATGAGAGAAGGCAATCAAAAGCTAAGCCAGAATCGGGATTTAAAAGTTCTGGAAAGTTTAGAGACTAGAGGTCGAGGCATCCCTGCCAGTAATACCTCCACGAGCGCCCTGCCCGGGATTTACATATCTCGGTGATGATATAGTCCGAACTGCATGGTGACATGCAGAAGTATAGGATAAAGAGCCTATACGGTAACATAATTGAAGGAAGCGTTAAATTAGGCATAGCGCCAACCGAAAATGATTTTTACCTATCAGCAAGTGTTAAAAATTGACCACAAGTACTACTCTTTGTCTGGGGCCTACAGGGTTTATGACTCTGAAGGTAAGATAAACTATGTCGGAATTTCTAGCAACGTTTTTAGACGCTGGAAAGAACACATTCGTAGTAGTAAAAGGCCAGGTCCTACAGGATTCCATAAGTCATTATCTAAAGCTAACACTAGCACTTTGAAATTTGAAGTGCTGTGTGAATGTAAAGATTTAGACTTGCTAAAACTGTTGGAGATAGGGTATATAGAGATATACGACTCTTTCTTGAACGGACAAAATGGAACTCTAGGAGGATGCTTAAATGTACCAACAAAAGAAATAGCTACTAAAGGCGGAATTGCCTGCCTTAAGGCTAACAAAGGAGTGCACTCTTTGACTAAAGATCAAAAAGCAAAAAACTCTCGAAAGGCCGGTACAAGAGCTTTAGAGCTAGGGAAAGGTATTCATGCAATGACTTCCGAAGAGAAGTCTAAGCATGGACTGAAGGGTGGTAAAACTTCTCAATATATTTGGGAAATTATTAGCCCTACTGGTTCATACATTTCTGCTGAAGATGAGGGATTGGAGAACCTTTGTAACAGGATAGGATTTAATTACAGAATTGCCGTAAGTATTTTCTACCATAAAAAGGGGTTTTCCAAAAAACATAATGTAAAAGTCATTAGAACAAAGGTTGAAAAAACTCGGTGAAAACGGTGGAACTCCGAATCAATTCGGACAATACCGTGCCAAGCCAAAAACAGACCTTAAAGGTTTTTGGAAGGTGTAACGACTAGGTGGTGAGATGGTCTATCAATAATCCGCCCACGAGCGCCGAGCCCGGGCTATAGCCCGGTGATGATATAGTCTGAACTGCATGGTAACATGCAGAAGTATGGGATAAAGAGCCCATGCGATAACATATTTGTTGCCTCACAATCGTTCCTCCGTTCCCCTGGATCAAATATCCAGAAGATTTCGAACGAGTTCGGTACTCGGAGCTTTGCGCTTCGTCAAGAAGCTATTAGCTGGAGTAT